TTCAAAAAGAATCAGGTTGGTGGAGTTCGGGAGATCATCATCTTATTCATCAAAGCTAGGATCTTATTCAATATACTAGAGGAAGTTGCCCGATTATTATCCAAATCGGACAAAAGAGAGATCCTCACAAAGGGTCGCGACAAGAGGTTGATGATGAGAGGTGATTACGAGGATGTTATGTCAAAATTCAAAGCAGGAACTCCAATCCAGATAATCAAGAATTCATACGACATGACCACCTGGGCACAACACTTCATCCCCACCATATTCATGGTGATCCACAATCACCACTTCAGGTCACACCCAGGGATGAGAAACTTAAGCCACTTCCTGTTCACAAAGCACACAGACAAGAAAATGGAGTTCCCAAGGAAGCTCGTTGAACAGTGGAGTAAACACAGGACACAGGAACACAAAGAGCCATGGATGAATGATGTTAAGCAAGCTTTCCTGTCCACAGGGAAGACTTTCTTCAAAAATAGGTCAAACATGTGCCAGGGAATCCCACATTACAACTCAACTGTGCTAGCGCTCTCATGCCAGAGTCTAAGGGATGAGCTATTTGACAGATGCTTGAAGCTAATTGGCCAGAGCCAGAAAATTGTTTGGCAGACACGGGTGGGGTCTGATGACAAGGGAGACATGATTGCTGTCGACATGTCAGACAAAGATGGGTACAAACAGTACATCCTATTTGAGCAATGTGCACTTGCATCAGAACGGTTACACTCCATGGAACTGTCAGTCAAATCAGCTTCTGGTAATGTTGTGTATGAGCTGAACTCGGCATTCATGGTGAATCTAGAGACACTATCACCTACCATTAAATTTGCAGCAGCATCAACTGATATGATTGGAACAACTTCATGCACTGCTTTTGTTAATGAATCTTATACAAGAGTCAGGCAACTGAGGGAAAATGGTTCGTCTAGTCTGGTGTGCCTATTTGCGCACACACTTAATTCTATGCACTTTGACCAAGTCTTCAGGACTGGGGAGGGTATGACAAATGATGCATCTGAAATCCTTGGCATTCCTAGAGAGATTGTCCCGTATGACCTGGGACACTACCCAATGTATGATTGTGACCTGCAAGACATTATTGGGCCAGAATTTCATAACTATGTCTCAATGATTGATCCACGCCAAAAAAATGAGGTGAAGCAGCTACTCTTCACTCCCTTAGGGTCAACTGAGTCTGAAGAGTCTTTCTTGCCCTCTGAGGACCAAACCACTCTATTGAAGAAAGACCACTTCAACATATCTCAGGGAATGATCAAGCAGCTGAAGGCCATGAGGGGGAGACTTGGCTTGACCTCTGACAATGTTAGGAAGTATTTTGAAGACCACCCTCTGCTGATCATAAATGGACCACAGACCCTTGAAGAAGTCCAATATTCAGTAGCATCTAAGCTATTTACCAAGGGGGCCTCTGAGTCACTCAGGAGGACGTCCCCAGCCATCTACTTTGGCAGGCTAACAGCTTTTGAATCAGCCAAGGCATGGAAGTTACAATGTAAGTCAAATGATGTGATCTTTGATTTGGAAACAGGCAAGGTGGAGGATATATATGAGGATATTGACTTAACTTATCGTGAGTTCCTAATTATGGGTCTGAGAAGAGCAAAAGATTTAAATTTGCCAGTTGATGAGATGCTCACAGTAATTTACCCCCAGAAGACCTCTTTTGATGTTATCAGACAGTTTATAGGAAAATTTGGTCTTAAGAGGACCAACTCGAAATATTTTTCACAAGCAGTGAGGAACTGGGTTGTCAACAATTTCAATTATAATTTCACAATTGGCCTCAAGGACATCATCCAAACTGCCTTTGGTCAATCACAGCTGGCTAGTAGTGCTGATGTGGAGGAATTTCAGTCACTATTGGGAGTGAAGCTGAACTCCATCGAGGATGTGCTAGCGGAGTGTGAGAAGACAGGGATTCGACCCATTGACCTGTTCTTTTATATGAATAAGATCTTCAAGAATGTGAAACAATCAAAGATCCAGGTGTTTGCATCAGGGCCTAGTACTAATAGCTTGCAAAGAACTCTGATAAGTATAAAGAAATTCAATCACCTACCCAACGTGACGATGTTCGACCAAAGTGGCATAAGCTTGGAAACCTCAGAATCTTCTAGAACATTAGATAAGACAATCGATGAATTAAAATTCTGCTGCAATGTTTTAATGATGGAAGATCAGGGGTTCATAACTGGGGGCACAGATGTGTTGCAGGGCATTAAAGTTGGTGACCATGAAACTCTACTAGAACGGGCAATCTCGAATATAAGGTCCATCCAGGGTATACAAGGATTTGACTTCACGACACAAAAGGTGCTGTTATACCTTATCTCCAGCATAATGTCACCAAGAGAATTGAAAGAAACACTCCTCAAATGGAGATGCCTCAATTATTCTTACCTAAGACGGCAAAAGAAAGTCATCAATGGGCCAAACATCACTTGGGAGGGAGAATTATCACTACTAGTGAGCACCTGTGGTGACGTGTTCACTGTGAATGTTAAAAATGGCTATCATTACATAGAGGCATTGCGTATAAACGACCCAGCCTCCTTGCTAAGAGACCTAAAGACAATTTGTAGGATGTTGGATTTTGATCTCTCAAAATTCTTCACAGTTGTGAATTGTGAAAGTGGTGATTTTGTATTGTCTGAAGATAAAAGGTCAATCATCCAAATGCGCCATGAATCAAACAACTCAACGAGGTTAAACCTGAAGTATAACAGGAATTTTAGACACAGCAGATTAATTGATTATGATGTCTTCAACATTGTGAAAAAGGTCAATCAGAAAGACCTGTCTGTTGAAATATACCTGCAATCGAGGTCTGAGAGGTCTGCAACTATCTGCCATATGGTGGGCAGCTGTTACCCTGTGGAGGTGCCTAAAGCTGTAATCGTAGGGGAAGATCTCTGGTGCAGAGGGATTAGACTAAACAGACTTTTGGCTAATAGAGACTGGTTCTTCAATGGTAGGTTGCCACCCATGTCTGACAAAGACTCAATTAAGTTTTTGCGTAAAGATGTTAATATGGATGTAGTGATGTCAAACGATAGCACTAGCAGAACCCAAATTGTGGATTATTTGCAAGTGCATGATGAAGTTAATGAGGAAGCATTTGGGATAATGAATGCTGAAGAAATGTTCGGTAGGACTGGATACAACTTTACACTAGAGGATTTCAAGACAGGGAGATTGATGGACATGTTCAACCAAGAGGTTGACAAGTTAGCTAATGAATCCTTCTTCCTGGGGTCTTATGAGGATATTGGGGATT